TTAATAACGGTTCAATATTTTCAATTGTAACCGCAAGAGGTCATAATCCTGAGACATTAAAACAAGCCGTTTACAATTACATTGTTAGTGGGTATAATGGTATTGATAAAGACCAACTAATTAAAAACCTTAAAAAATATAGGACGTTCGTCGGTGAAGAGGATATGAGTGATGACGATTTAATTAAATCATATTTAGAACTTAATAGGTACCACCCAGTTACGTTTGGAGAAGGAAGTGCTGCCAACCCTGAGGAATTAAAAGTTAAGGCTATGGATGAATTTGTTTCCTACATAAAAGGAATTGCAGGTATACTTAATAAAAAAGCATTTATTAAAAATGATATATCTAATAACTTTATACCAGAGCAACCTATTATTGGATTTTCAGATGATGATATAAGAAACGTAGAAGTAATGAGTAAACACTTTAAAGATAAACCAGATAATATAGTTAAGACTTATTCTACTGCTGGTGGCATTAAAAAGGAATATAAATAAAGAATAATCTCATCAAATTAAAAGTAAAGAGAAAAATTTTTTAACAAGACTATATTTATAGATATAAACAACAAAGAAACTAAAAAAAAAATAAAATAACATGGCTGATTTATTAATGAAAATGCCGATACCTTACGAACCGAAACGTCAGAATCGTTTTATCTTAAGGTTTCCATCAAGTTTGGGCATCAACGAATGGTTTGTAGAGTCAACGGCTAGACCACACATAATAATTAATCCCGTTGAGATTCCCTTCTTAAACACCTCAACATATGTTGCGGGTAGATTTAACTGGCAAACAATACCTGTTAAATTCCGTGACCCAATTGGACCATCAGCGGCTCAAGCACTTATGGAGTGGGTTCGTTTACACGCTGAATCAGTGACAGGTCGTATGGGTTATGCTGCAGGTTACAAAAAAGATATTGACCTTGAAATGTTGGACCCAACAGGAGTTGTTGTTGAGAAATGGATTCTTTATGGAACATTCTTAACAGATGTTAACTTTGACTCGTTAGCTTACAACACAGACGGATTAGCAACAATATCTGCGACATTAAGAATGGACAGATGTATCTTGGTTTACTAATCATATTTACAAATTTATAAAACTTAATATATTTAACCGTAAAGCAATAAACTTTACGGTTAATTTTTTTATATGGATACACAATCAAACGACTACGGTCAACAAAATTTTACATTACCACACGATGTGGTAACATTACCGTCACAAGGTATTTTCTATAGGAGTAAAAAGAAATCACTCAAAGTTGGATATCTTACAGCATCCGATGAAAATATTTTAATGGGTGGTGGTACAGACATTACACTTAATTTATTAAGAGCAAAAATCTATGAACCAGATATTAGAGTTGAGGACTTAATTGAGGGTGATGTAGAAGCAATTTTAATTTTCTTAAGAAACACTGCGTTTGGACCCGAATTAAGTTTAGGTCTTACAGACCCAGCAACTAAAAAACCATTCCAAACATCGGTTATGTTAGACCAATTATCAATTATAAATGGACAACAACCAAATGAGGATGGTACTTTCACCATTTTTTTACCTAAATCACAATCTACAATTAAAATTAGACCTTTAAATTATGGTGAAATTATGGAAATTGCTAAGTTATCTGAAACATATCCACAAGGTAGAACTGTACCAAAAGTTACTTGGAGAATGCAAAAAGAAATTGTTGAGGTTGATGGTTCAGCTGACAAAGCTGTAATTGGAAAATTTATTGAATCTTTGCCAATCGCTGATTCAAAATTTATTAGAAACTTTATGAATCTAAATGAACCAAGATTGGATATGACAAGAATGTTAATAGCCCCTTCAGGAGAAAAACTAACAGTAAATGTTGGGTTTGGGGCGGACTTTTTTCGCCCTTTCTTTTGATTATAGAAAAAATCAGATAGATGAATTTTACTATCTGAATAGTTTAATGAAAGTTACATATCAAGATTTTCAACAGATGCCAATATTTGTTAGAAAATATTTACTCGATAAATGGGTTGAAGACAATAAGAAGGACTAAAAAATTAGTCCTTCTTCTATTTATATAGATACTATAATATATTTTTATGGCAGAAGATAAAAACAAAGAAGGATTAGATGGGATAAAAGACGCTGTTAATGAGTTGTTAAATCCTATTAAAACAGTTACAGAAGCAATTGGTTTAATGGTTGCTGGTGCTGAAAAACTTAACAAAGATTTTGGGTTAGGTAGAAGTAGAATCATTGAAATGAATACTGCTTTTGCGGATTCTGCTGCTGGAGTTGAAAAATTAGGGGGTAAATTAAGTGATGTGACAACCACCATTACTGATATTGCTAAGGCTTCAAATAGAAATGTTATTGAAAATGAAAAGGTTGTTAGTCAGTTATATGCTGCATCTAAAATTTTAAATACAGATGCTGAAAAATTAGTTGATAATTTTAAAGATGTTGGTTATGAAACATCTCAAATTGCTCCAAATTTAGAAAAATCTATAGAATATATTCAGGGTGTTGGTTTAAATGCGACACAAGTAATGAAAGATGTTTCCGCTAATATGGAAAAAATGAATCGTTATCAATTTGAAGGTGGTGTTGCTGGATTAGCTAAAATGGCGGCACAAGCTTCAATGTTAAGGTTTGATATGGCACAAACATTTAGTTTTGCGGATAAGATGTTAACACCTGAAAACGCAATTAATATGGCCTCCGCATTCCAAAGATTAGGTGTTACCGCAGGAAATTTAGTTGACCCTTTTGCATTGATGAATGAGTCGATTAACGACCCGACTGGATTACAAAACAGTTTGGCAAGATTAGGTCAAGAATTTACATATTTTGACGAGGAAACACAATCTTTTAAAATTAACCCACAAGGTGTTTTAACTTTAAGACAAATGGAAGAAGAGGCTGGTTTAGCTGCAGGTTCATTAAGTAAATCTGCGTTAGCTGCAGCTGATTTAGACAAAAGATTGTCAACCGTTAGTGCCGCTGGTCTTAGTTTTAAAAGTGAAGAGGACAAACAATATCTTGCAAATATTGCAAAAATGGGTGAGGGTGGTACATATGAAGTTACACTTAATGATGGTACTAAAAAAGAATTACAAAATCTTAACCAAGAAGAGTTTGATGAATTAATTAAACAACAAAAAGACGCACCAAAAACTGTTGAAGACATCCAACGAAGCCAACTAAGTGCATTACAAAGTATTGCTGGAGATATGAAAGCTGTTGTCGATGCTGGTAAATTTGGTCTTGCTTCAACAAAAGATGTTACCACAAACATGGAAGGTTTGAGGAATATTGTGACAAAATTTGCAGATGCAGGTCAAAAAGCTATTCCAAAAACACCTGAAGTTAGGGAAGCGGTATCAGCAGCAATGGATTCATTTAAAAATTTATTTGATAGTGAAAAATCTGGTGAAATTGGTTCTGACAAATTTAATAATAATTTAAAAGCCCTTGAAGATACTTTTTTAAATAAAGGTAAAAGTATGAGTGAAGATGCTTATAAAGCAGTTCAAGATATATTAAAAGAAACCGCAAATAATGTTAAGGGTAATAGTGCGATTGAGAAATTTTTCAGAAATAATTTATTAACAACACCAAACACTGTTTCCACAAATAAAACCACAACAGCTAAAGGACAAACAGTTAAGCCATTATCAAGAAGTGCGGTAATGGGAGTTGGTACTACCGCAAAAAATTATACAGAAACCACTACAAGTTCAAAACAAGTAAATGGACAAATGGATTTTGGTGGAACAATTACAATTAAAGTAGATGCCCCTCCAGGTGTTAGTGAACAACAATTTAAAACATTTTTTGAATCAGATGAGTTCAAAAGAAAGATTTATGAATATTATAATCAAAAAGCAAAAGAGTTAGAAAGAAGATAAATGTCTAACAAAAAAACATCATCAACCTATTTATTAAGAAAAGTATAGATGGGTAGTCCACTAGATTATATTAACAGCGAAGGCTTTAGAAAAAAACTTATAACAAGGAATTTAGTACCTTATGCTAAGTCCCCTACTAAAGTTACGCCTCCAACAACTTATGAGGTTATTCAATCAGATTATTCTGTAGTTGATAGTCCTGATAATTTAATTGATACACCAATTTATGCTAATCAAAAAATGTATCCACTTAATAG